ATGACTTTTAAGGAAGCTAGAGCGGGCGCTGGGTTAAGTCAAATCGTTGCTGGGGAAAGGCTGGGAATTTCAAATACAACAATTTCTATGTGGGAAACAGAAAAAAGTCTTCCGCGCGCAGACCTCTTACCCAAAATTGCCGCATTATATAACTGCACCATAGAAGAATTACTTGGCAGCGTCGATACGGACGCAGCGTAAACAAAGCGGTGGGTAGAGTCGGAAGGCAATGGGTTGTTTAGCGGGCTTTGATGCATTCACCGCTATTCATTAAAGGTATGCCCAATGCCTTTCGACTCTACCCACCACATAACCAGAAAGGAGAATGCAGTATGGCAAATAACACTGGAATTAACAAATGTCTTGGGAATACGACGTTAGTAGAAATAGCTACGGCTATGAGTGTGGCTCGTCATGAGCAACAGCGTATTCGCAATGCGGTGAGTACGTTGCAACGACATCAATTAAGCGAAGCGACCATGGCAGAACTTAAATTAAAAAACAGTGAACACCAAAAAATCGTAGCCTCATATGAAGTTATGCTTGAAGGCGTATACGGCGTTACTCATTGGGAAGCTAACGCACTATGTGACCATTTAAATTACTTATAACCCAATCACCAGAAAGGAGATTTGAATATGGCAACATTTGACCTAGTAAAGCTTGCAAGAACGCAACCCATTAACATGAACGAGCAAACACTGGAAACGGTGAGGATTTATGCAGGTGTGGTTGGTGGCGTTTCAAACGAAAAATTAGCGCTGGATTATTTGGAAGTCACGCGGTACAGCGATACCACTGCACCAAACAAACAGCCATCGTGGTTAAAACCTCTATCTGACTTAATCTTTTTCGAAGCACAACGCCGCGGCATTGTAAATGAAATTGAGGATTTACGCTAATCGCAGAGTGGCAGCCCCTTGGGGGTTGGTAATGCGGGAAGCCGGTCACAACCCCGGCTACACTAAAAGCTAGGAGGCATATGAAGATGAAAAAACTGGGAACGCACGCGTGCTTAAACATCGGTGACCACGGAAGCCGTCTAATCATCAGCAAACGGTATTGGAGCGAAAACAAACACAGAAAGCTGACATCAGACGAAAAGCGTTTTTTGCGCTCTATCGGAGCAGTTTGGAATCCGGCGCGCAAGCATTATTTTGTGGACAACCCCCATCCGGTTGTGCCAATCAAATGCGCAAGGGACATGTCTTATGAAGAGATATTTAAAAATGGCTTGAAAATTGAATAATCGCAGAGTGACAGCCCTTTGGGGCTGGTAATGCGGGAAGCCGGTCACAACCCCGGCTACGCTAAAAAATTAGGAGGAATAAAAATGCGATGCCCAACAATTGAACCATTTTATGATGAAATTAGTAAAAATCCCATCTTGAAAGCCTATTATGATGACCTTCCGCGACGAGAAGCGGAAGCCTTTGGTGTTAATTCAAAAAAAATTAAACCATGGCTCACCATTAACTTACCGATTTTAAATGTTGTCATTGAAGTTCACGCGGGTCAATCGAAAGCCGCGAAAGTAAAAGCGAAACATCAACATAGTTAAGGTTAGCAAGCCCGTTAACAAGATTCAAAGCAAACTTTGCAGGGATATATGAATGTGCTTTTAACTTTCTACCATTAAAAAGCCAAATGTGCGGAAATTTATCTAAAGGCATTTCGCTATCTGCATTAAATGAAGATTTATACCGATTAGCATCGGTCATTAAATTAGCGAAAAGATGCTCGTCCGCTACAGCGGCAACAAGTGAGAATTCAAAAATACCTGTTGTGATATATATCCGTCGAAGGTTTAGCAATGCGTTTGATTTTTTCTTTTTAGAACTTATAACCATAAATTCAAGCGCATTGCTTGCAACTTCATCAAGTGGACAAACATATTTTTCACGCAATACATCGCCCATTAAAACAGCATCGTGGTGTATATCGGGGAATTCATTCTTCAACATGGTTGTGGGAAATACTTTTACAGGTTGCATTTAAATCACTCCTACAGTGTGCTACACCAAATGTACCACATAATGAGACAAAAAACTACATACGAAAGGCGGGGGAATACTTTTATGGCAGATATTTGCTTAACGGTTAAGGAAGTGGCAGAGCTTAAAGGGTGTACGGAGCGTTTTGTACGGAAGCAAATTTCAAATTCCACTATATGTGCAGAAATGGCAGAAAATAATAAAAGTGGAAGCGTGGTTGTGTACCGCATCCCCCTAACCGCCTTGGATAAAAAGTTGCAAACCAAATACAAGCGCCAGCAGTTGGCAGCCATGCAGCAAACCATAAACACACAGGAAGAGGCTCTATCCCTGCGGTTTACCCCCGTCCCCGATTATGAAAACCTAACCGAATCCGAACGCAGGGAACTTTTCTTTTGGAAAGGCATCTTGGACGAATGGCAGAAATTCCGTACCAATGCGGAAGAGAACGGCAATAGCCTTGCGGAAGCGGATGCAACCTACGTTGCCCTTACCAATAACAAATGGGCAGCCAATCCCCCCGCTTATGCAAAAAGCCTTTCCAATAGCCAGTTACACCGCAAGCGCAAGGATTTGAAGGAAAAAGGCGAGCTAAGTCTTATAAGTAAGCGCGGCAAGCATGGCAACCACGCCCGCAAAATGACCCCGGAAATGGTAGACATCTTCGAATGTTACTACCTTGATGACCATGAACTCAGCGCAAAGCAGTGTGCCTTCTTAACCCATCGGGAGCTATTACGCCGCTACGGCGCGGAAAATGTACCCGAAATGCCCAAGGTAGATATGTTTGAACGGGTGGCGCAAAACATCCCGTTAACCGTGCGCAAGTATTTCCGTAAACGCCACACAGAGTTTGTAGGCGATTGTGCCCCGCATATCACCCGCATGTATGATATGCAACCCAATGACATTTGGGTAGCCGATAACCACAAATTTGACGTAATCGTAAGCAAGGACGGCAAGCAAACCCGTGTATACCTCACCGCGTTTATGGACGTTAAGACACGCAAATTTATGGGCTGGTGCGTAACGGAAAACCCCTGCGCAGATGCAACGTTATTAGCCCTTAAAAACGGTATTGCGAAATACGGCGCACCAAAAATGATTTACTGCGACAACGGGCGGGAATTCCTTTTCCACGACTTCGGCGGTAACGGCTTCCGTAAATCTGCCAAGTTAAAGGAAGGCGAGTTTAAGCCCCCCACTATATTAGAAGATATGGGCATTGAATTTAAAACAGCACTGCCCAAAAACGCCCGCGCGAAAGGTATCGAACGTGCCTTCCGCGGCGTAAAGGATGATTTTAGCAAATTGCATGATACCTATACAGGTGGGCATGTGCTGGAAAAGCCCGACAGCTTAGCCAAAGCGCTAAAGCAAGGAAACATACCCGCCATATTAGATTTTATCAAATTTGCGGATGCCTACATTGAAGGATGGTACAACCAACAGCCCCACCGCGGCGAAGGGATGAACGGGCGCACACCCAACGAAGCCTTTGCAGAAGAACTCTACGAGCAACGCATCGTGCCGCCAAATCTGCTAGACCTTATGTTTATGCGCTACGGCAAGGGAACGATGAATGTTAGCAAAACCTTATCCATTAAGGTTTACGGTCAACGTTTGAATTACTTTGATGAAGGCCTTTGGCGCGACTGTTGCGGCAAGGAAGTGTATGTACGGTACGACCCCGCCAAGCTGGAAAGTATTCGCGTTTTTGATACAGACGGTCGGTTCATATGCGAAGCCGCGCTGGATACCGTGCTGGGCTACGATGCAAACAGCGAAGAAATACAAACGGCGCAACGTGCCAAACGCCACGCCATTAAAACAGTGGCCAATTACAAGCGTATCGAAGAAGCAGAAGTGCAAAAGGCATCCGATGCCATGCTCGACTATTTTATAGAAGGACAAGCCAATGCCCAGGCGCATAAACCCAAGCCCAAAATGGTGGAACTGGTACGCCCAATCGCATCCGCATCGCGCAAGGCCGTAAGCGATGATTATGAACCGCTAGACCTGTATGCAAGTTCTCAACATCTATTAGACCAGCAAGAAAAACGTATGGCTGTGTAGCCAAGGCAGGAGGCAGGGAATGGCAAGAAATTTATGGATACTCTCCGACGTGGTAATCGTACTGTTGGTTATCGCAGCAGGGGTAACGCTGGTATTCGCATTGCGTGATTTATTCACCAAAAGCAAACACGAACGCAAGGCATGGTTTGAAACCAACGGCCCGTACTGGGCAATTGTAACGCTACTGCTGCTTATTTTAGCGGCGGCAATATAAAAAAAGGAGGCTACATTTATGGACAACCAAGCAATTATTAACATCACCACCGACGAGGAAGCCCGCGCCGCAATTATGGCATACCAGCAAAAAACGGGCATGTCACAAAACGCTATTGCGCGTGCAATGGGATTGGGTAACGCATCGGGGCTAAGCCAGTACATGAGTGACACTTACCCCGCACCACATAAAATGCGTGAGCATATTTCACAATTTTTATCCATGGCAGAAAAGCGCGAAGTAGCCCCGCCCCGCAAGCCTAAGTTTGTTATGACAACCAATAGCGCACAGGTAACGGGGTTAATACGCACCTGCCATGTACAAGGTGAATTTGGCGTGGCCTACGGCGACCCGGGTACGGGCAAGACCATGGCAGTGCAACAGTATGCAAAGGACAACCCCAATTCCATTGTAATCACCGTGTCCCCCACCGAAGCCACCATTACAGGCGTTAATGAATTAATTGCCGAAAAATTGAAGATTAAAGAGCGTTTAAACCGCCGTATCTTCGCAGAAATTATTGCAAAGTTAAAAGGTAGCAAGCGGGTAATCATTGTCGATGAAGCCCAGCATCTAAAAGCGCGGGTAGTAAATCACCTGCGGTGTATTGTTGACCGTACAGAGGACGAGGACACAGGCGAGCGCATCGGCATGGCGTTGGTAGGTAACGATGAAATTTTCTATGAGTTGAAGGAACGGCAAACCGCCGCATACAAGCAAGTAGATGACCGCGTTCTGCTTTGGGCGCATGTGGTGGCTACCCAAACCAAGCTAGAGGATATACGGCAAATATTTTCCGCCGCCAACTTTGATGTATCTACCTACGAACTGCTTCACAGGATAAGTACATCGGTATCCATTCGTAAGGCGGTACAGGCGTTAAATAACGCGATGGCAGAGTATAAGCACAAAACCTATGCCGAAGTAAGCGCCGCAGAATTAGCGCGGGTGGCCAAGGCAATGCGCATACGTGTCGTGTCATAAAGCAACACACTGGCGTTTTCCGCCAGTTTACATAAAAGGGGTTGATACCATGAAGCGCATCGCAATGAAAGATTATACAGACACAAGCGGCGTTGTGTATACGGTTAAGAAGTTCCATAAAAAATTCCACCAAGTGCATTATTTCAAAATATATCGCACTGGTGTGCTACATGCTTCGGGCGATTGTCCCAAGTGGGCCACCACGCAAAATATATTTCAATTTTATCAACAAGGGAAATTTCCCACCAAATAACAACCAAAAGAAAGCGAGGGCTTAGTATGGCTAAAGTGAAATTACCCAGTTTGCAAAATTGGGATGAAGTGGACGATTGTCTGCGTGAGATTTGCGAAGTCGGCATTGCCATTTCCACCATTACCGCAGATATGAATATCGCCATTAATGATGCAAAGGAAGTGGCGAAGGGGTTATCTGACCCATTAGAAAAGCGCAAAGAGCAACTTGCCGCTACGGTTAAATCTTTTGTAGAGGCCGAACGTGCCAACATGGAAGGTAAAACAAAAACACTTAACTTTGGCAAGGTTGGCTTCCGCCAATCGTCCAGCGTGTCTGTACCCACCAGCAAGTTAAATTCAATTCTTAAAAACTTGCGCGATTTTGGCATGGTTGACTGTATCGCAGTTAAAGAAACGGTAAACAAGGAAGTGTTGGAAAAATACACTGATGATGAAATCGCCAGCGTTGGCGCAACCCGCAAGGTTGAAGATAAGTATTTCATGGAAATTGATGTAACAAAGATTAAATGATAAGGGGTGAAATTATGGCCGCCAAAATGTCTGATGCACAGCGGCGTAAAATTTTTACGCCGGCGCGGGAAAAGAAGCTGGACAACGATGAAATGCACGGCTTCATTCATCATTTAACGGGAAAGGATAGCATGAAGCACCTTTCCATTCGCGAGGCCATCGTCGTTATTGACGCACTGGAAGGCAAGAAGTCTAATGCAATTGGCATGATAACCGCCAAACAGCAAAAGTATATCCAAGGTATGGCAAAGGATATTGGCTGGGTGGATGCGGCAGGGCGATTAGATACAAAACGCCTTAACCTTTGGGTTAAACATCGGTACGGTGTGGATAGCATTATTTGGCTAACGGCGAAAAAAGCATCCGACGCCATTGAAGGCATGAAGGCGATGCACACGCGGATGCGCGATGCGCAGGCCGAAGCAGTGTAAACTTTATTGAAAGAGGTGGGCGTATGGGAATCGAAAAAATTGTAAAAGTCGGGGATTTAACTGAACCGTACATTCGCCTGTTAGACTTCTTGAATTTTGGCGATATTGTAAATATTGAACAGGAGTATCGCGGGCGTCAAATGCGTTTTAAGCGTGACTGCGAAAACGTAAATGAAGAATACCCCGACTTGGTATATCGCGTAGGTGAGGTAAAAGCGTTACAAGTTATTAACGCACTGGGTGACATGTGGGTATACTTTCCTTCCATAAGAAGGAGCGCTATCGACTGTATTTACCAAACAATTAAATCCGAATTTAATGGTTACAATACCGCCGTCCTTGCAAAAAAGCATGGGTATAGTGAAAGACATATCCGCCGCATTGTTGGTGGTGGAAGGCGTTCACCACCTGTAATGGAAGGGCAACTGTCTTTGAATGACATCTTTGTGACAATGTCAATCCAATAATCTTCCAACCTAATATAAGATACCGACGTAAGAACCGCGTCGGTATCTTTTTTTGCACCCAAAATGGGTGCAGGTCGGCGGCGGGCGAGTTTTATCGCGAAGGGAGAAAACAATTATGAACTTAGAATTGCCGTTAGTTAATGACGTAAACGATATTACACCAGAAAATCATCCGGAAATGCACAAGGAATTGTGCAGCGGATGCGAGGAAGGGGAATTCAACCGTGAATAATTGGTTAGAAAAAATCACAAACAGTGCGCTCGCAATTTTAAAGAAAATATCCCCGCATCGTAATTCGCCGCGCAACCATCCGATAAGCAAAATTACGATTCACCACACGGCGGGCAATATCACCTTACGTGCGTTGTTGGAATGGTTGGTACGTTTAACCACCCGCGCCAGTTACACTTATGGCATTACATCGGCGGGGGAAACGGGTATGGCTGTAAGGGAGCGTGACCGTACTTGGGCATCGTCCAATGCGGCAAACGACCACCGCGCCGTTACCATTGGCGTAGCCAATAGCCATGGTGCGCCCGACTGGCGCGTTAGCGATTTGGCCTTCGCCGCGCTCATTGAACTTTGTGTAGATATTTGCTTGCGTAACCCCGCCATCGTGCAACAAGACGGCGTTACACGCGGGTTATGGTTTGACGGCACTTCAAACGGCAGCCTTACGCATCATGGCATGTTTGCAAATACAACTTGCCCAGGGCCGTACCTTCTTTCCCGCTTCCAAGAAATATGTATGCTGGTAAATACACGGTTGGCCGCAATTATCGACGTAGACCCATTTACATTGTCTTGTGATACGCAATCAAATGACGCCACGTTAGAGTTGCTACCCATCAATATACGGTTCGATGGTGTGCGCGGTGTTATTCATGGCTACAATTCGGGCGGTCGTTACAGTGTTACCATAAAGGAGCTGGCGCGTACATTTGGCGATGTAGTTGTACCTGTGCGTAAAACGTTGCAAGGCGCAGGGCTTACCGTAACATGGGACAGCGAAGATGGCATAGTTGATATTTCTACAAGGTAGGTGACGGTGATGGAATTTGCAAACATTTTAACCGCAATTGAAGAAAACGGACTGACCCTTGTACTTTTGGTTGTCTTTATAATTCTTTATGTTCAACAATCACGGCGGCAAGAAACCCTTTATGTCGAATTGAAAGAAAATTTTAAAGAACGTGTTGACACCATTATAGCCGATGGCGTGCGCCGTGAGGAACTTGTACGCAATGAAACTGCAAAACGTGAGGCCCTCATACGGGAAGATTCATCACGGCGCGATAGGATGTTCACCGATAGCTTAGAAAAACATGCCGCTTCCATGGATAAAATGGCGGTTTGCATGGACGAAATTAAAACCGCATTTATGCAGATGGACTTTCAAGTAAAGGGCATTGGCAAAGCCGTAGAAAGGCTGGAACAAAGTGGTTAAATTGAAAATAGCCAAGATAAAAGAATTGCGTGGCGAAATTATCCGTAAATTATACGATTGTTACGGTGCGCCTGTCGTAATTTCCAACATAAACACGATGTTAAGTTATAAAGGCTACCACCAGCGCGAAGATATTAAAAAAGCCCTTATGTACTTATCGGGCGTTAAAAAAGAATTCGTGGAAATTACGATTAATGAAAACGACTACTGGGCTTCATTTATACAGCTTACCCCTGCTGGCGTGAACTTGGCCGAAGGGGATATATCCGACATGGGGGTGTTATTACATGGCTAATATACAAGTAGCAACCAACCATGTACTGCGCGGCTTGGTGCTGAACATGGCGAATGCCGTTGCACCCGAAGGCGTTGCGAAAAAGTAATAAAAGTCATGCTTGCACAAAATGGCTACGAGGTATCGGAAACAACGGTGCTGCGTATAACTCAATACCTTGCAGATAAAGGTTTGGTTACAAATAAAATTATCAATAATACGGCGATAGGTATTAAACGCATGGTTACTTGCATTACGCCCATGGGCGTGGATGTACTGGAAGGTACAGTGCAAGTAGATGGGATAATGTTGGGGGATTAAGTATGCGTGACAGTAATAGAAGCCACAGCAAAATTAGCAAACTACCAACGATATTACGTGATGCGGTGGAAAAGCAATTGCTGGAAGGCCATACCTACGAGCAAATTGCTGAATTCCTTAATTCCAAAGGGCATGAAATTTCTCATATGAGTGTCCAACGTTACGGCAAACCTTATTTGAAAAAATTTGAGCAACTGCGTGAAGCAAGGGCATACGCCAAACAACTGGCAGAAGATAATGCAGACAGACCGTCAACTGAATTAAACGAAGTAAATAATGCATTAGCACAACAGTTGCTTATGGAAATGTATGTGAGTGAAGGCATTACCCCTGCCGAAAAAGAAAAGACCTTTCGAAACCTAGCGTTATTGCAGCAAGCACAGGCAACAACTGAACGACTTAAAATTGTAAGCCGCAAAGAAGCAGGGGTTGTAAAAACAGCAATGAACCTGCTAAAAAAACGTGTGTTTGATGAAATTCAAACAAGCCACCCGGATATTGCCGCAGTAATGTTAAATATCGCAGATGAAGTCGCCAATGAAATACAAAAAAGCTAATTAACGCAGGTGCGATTTTGCGCCACGCTAAGGCGTTTTAATTGACAGGAATATTTAACCAGCATCCGCATGATGAAATAGAATTTAAATGCTATTTAAACACATCAAGCACTTAAGAAGCCCGAAAAACATTGATTTTACAAGCATTATAATTTTATGTACTGAATAAAAACCTATTTTTTATACCTACCTTATACCTACCGAGATAAAAAGCCGCTATTTTTGCCCTATTTTTGAAAAAAATATACCTACCCTTAGTGCGCCCAAAAATATGTCTACAGGAACAGGAAGTGAAGTCATGAATCCCAGCGATTGGAAACAACGAGCAGAGGTTCTTTTTTTTGGTGACGGGAAAAAGATAACCGAAGTAAGTAACTTGCTTAGCGTGTCTGTGCGTAGCATTTCAAAACATTTTAATGGGCTACCCCACTACGAAGCAGAGGTTGCGCGGAGGAAACAAGCGGCACAAGTGCGTAGGAAGGAATGCCACCGCCTATGGAAGCAGAAAAGCCGTAATAACTGCCCACATGCCATTACTAGGGAAACCTTAAAAATAGAACACACGACTGCGGTAAGGATTTTATCAAAAGAGCGATTCTTTAATTAACACCTAACACCAGGGAGGCATAACCCTATTAAACTAAGGAGTGTCCAAGATGGATAACAACCTGCCAACAAACGAAGGCACAAAAGAACACTTTATCCGCAACGGTGTACTACTTAACGAAATGCTCTTGGGTAAAGCAGATGCGTTCTGCCAAACCATTGGGCGAAAATATGAAATCGCCCTATCACGCATTTATAAAGAGATTGAAGCATTCTTTAATCGTTATGCAACCGACGGCGAGCTGATGCTGGCCGACGCAAGGCAACGACTTTCGCAAAATGAATTGCGCAGATACAGGGCAGAGGTTGAGGAATACATGCTTGACGGAGAAAGGGTTAGATATTTCCCCGATTATGAGGATACGTTGCGCACAGCTTCAACGGCGTATTACGTTACTCGTTTGGAAGCCCTCGAATTACAGACGCGCCAGCACGTAGAAGAATTGTATATATATTATTTACGTGGGTTACAGGGTGCGATATATGACATTTACACCGAAGGGTACTACCGAAGCCTTTATGAAGCCCAGCGCACCATCAATTATGAACTCGTCTTTGCGCTGTTAATCACCAGCCAAGTAAAAGAAGCGATAGCAACGCCTTGGTCACCCGATGGCACAACCTTTTCCGAAAAAATTTGGCGTGACCGAAATGAGTTAGTTGCTTTTCTTGACAGAGAATTGACCCAAGCATTGGTTCGGGGTGATGGAGCGGAGCGGCTTATAACGGAATTGCAAAGGAAATTCGATGTAACCCGCAGTAATGCCACACGGCTTATAAGAACCGAAGCCGCGCACTTTACGACCTTGTCTAAAATTAACGCATTCAAGGAGATGGGTTATACATCCTATTTCATATCCGCCATTATGGATATGAAAACATCGGAGATATGCGCAGAGATGGACGGCAAAGAGTTTCCCATCGAAGCCTATCGGCCGGGCGTAACTGCGCCACCCCTGCACCCGAATTGCAGAAGCTCGGTGAGCGAAACCGCGCCACCACCAGCAAGTAATATTGCAAACGCAACAACCGACAATACAAACAAAGACATAACCTATATGGAATTTTTAGAAAGGTTTAGCATTACCATCACAACAGAACGCCCCGCAAACTGGAGTTCTCCATAATTTACGGGGCGAATGAACGGCTTTGGCAAGCAATGGCCAGTGGGCCCAATTGTTAAATGTTAAGCCGTTGGCGTGCTTTGCATTGGTTCAATCTTAATTATCATGGCTTACGGTTTCCCCGCGCCTATATTGCTCTATTGCTATTGAATGGGATTTAATTTCATCTAGCTTGGGGGTGGTATCGGGGTCTTGGTTACGGTCAATGATGATGGTGTACCCGTTTTTCATGCGTTCGGCGTAAGGATTTTTGCGAGGGTTCTTTAATTCGTAACAGGTTTTCATGGTTTCACCCTTTCTTCATATTTCCTACGTTCGGGCTTTTCGGCTTTCCTTGCTGATATGATTCTTATTACATCATCGTTATTGCCCCTGTAGCAATGGCAAACGATAAGCAAGCGGGAAATTTTGCTATAACCTAGAAGTATGAAGCGTTCTTCGTCCTCGGAATGCTCTTCATCATCGTATAGCTGGGCGTTTTCGTCACGAAAGGCGGTAGCCGCTTCTTCAAATGATACGCCGTGTTTTTCTTCGTTGGTTTCTGCTTTGGTTTCGTTCCAGTTGAAAACCATGTTGCCTAAAACATATTCAGCCAAAGAGTCACGCCCTTTCTAGGTTGTCGCTTCGCCCAGCAGGTCGGCAGGGGTTGCTTTAACTGTGATACCTCCATCGGCATCGCGCCTGTGGCTATCGCGCCCAACTAAATAATCTAGTGACACATCAAAGAAGTCGGCTAACTTAATAAGTGTATCGTGATGTGGAGTGGATTGACCATTTTCATATCTGCGGTATGCACGTTCTGACATGTTAAAGACAACGGCAACTTGTGCTTGCGTTTGTTTTTTATTTTGCCTGAGTAACTGTAAACGTTCGCCAAAAGTTGCCATACATGCCTCCATAAAAATAAAAAAAATATTTTTGTAAAAAGGGTTGACAGGTCAATTGATGTCCTGTATTATAGCCACAACAGGTCATCAATTGACCTGTGCGGTAAGTCAAAGGACAACTAAAGTCCTCACCGCACACTATACCACAGCCCGCCCGCCAAGGGCAAGCAAAAATAAGGAGGCAACCCAAATGACACGTTATAACAAATCCGAAATCATGAAAGCCGCATGGAACACCTTCCGCGCCAACACCACCGTAGCCAAAAGAACTCGCAAACTTAACAACATCACCACATTTGCCGCCGCGCTTCGTTGTGCATGGGCAACAGCGAAAGCCTTCGCAGCCCCCAAAGCCGACCTAACCCGCACCATTGGTTATGTAGCCGCCCGCAACCTTAACGTAGGCGATACTATCGAAGTCGGTACAGGTTTAGGTTATGGCTTCACCGCCCAAAAACAAATCACCGCCATTGAGCAAGGCGATGGTCAAGCCACCGGTTGGCTTGCAATCCGCTTCAACGATAACAAACCCGCCGCTTACCTTCCGCACAACACAGTACGCCGTGTTGCGGTAGCCGCTTAAAAAGAAAAACACTCGCCCATTCCGTCGAAAGAATGCGAGTGATTTCTATAAGCGACACCAGCCGAAGCGTGTGCGGATTCAGTATACGCCTCCTTCGGCTTGGTTGTCAAACCAAATTTAAGGAGGAAACATCATGACAACAACGCAAGCAATCCCCACCCCCAACGGCTTCGCCCTAGAGGACATTGTCAAAGCCGTAGTAGCCGTGCTACAGCCACCCCCACGGGTAGAGCGCGAAGAACCCGAGCAGTATGTACCCGAGGTAGCCGTAAAGACCTATAAAGCCTTTGAGGACTACCCCGACATTTTGCAAGCCAAGCACTGCCGTGCCATTCTTGGGCTAAGCGAAGCCAAGACTTACGAAGTGCTTAACAGCCACAAGTGCCCCTCTTTCACCGTTGGCAAGCGCATTTTAGTGCGCAAGGAAGCGTTTATCGACTTCCTGCTGGCGAACGAAGGCCAAGACCTAATAGATTAGGGGGGGGTGCGGCTGTGATTACTTTAACCAAAACGGAACTCCGCTGGATGTTTAACATGGTGGTAAAGCGTCGTGAAAACAGCAAGGGAATAATGTGCCACCCCGACCTGCAATATTTAGCGTTTCACAAACTGGAGCATGAAAATATGTCCTCTCTAGCTGAAAAGCTGGAGAGGGTCATAGGCTCCGACAGCAAGCGCATAGCGGTTAGGGGGTTTTAGGTATGAAGAAGATTAAAACCCTCAAAGGTTGGGGTGTTTTCAAGAACAACGCCAAGGAAACACAGGAACACGGTTTCAAGATAACCGTCCTACACCCTGATAACATGGAATACGCCTACCTGTGTAGCCCTCACGACACAGACATGGAACTTGAAACGCTTGAAAGTGCTGTTTCATGGATAGAAAGTCACGGCAAGGCGGTGACGGCATGAGCAGAAACATCACCAAAGCCCGCCACAGGGAACTTTCCGACTGTTTTTGGAGGGAAACCACCGACCCCGAAACACAGGGATGGCGAAACAGTTTAACCGAAGATGAATCCGTACTGGTTGGTAGTTGGGATTTCAAATACACCTTGCCGCTCAACAGTCTGTGTGAGCGGATTATAGCAGCGCAGGAAGCAAATAAGGCAAGGGCGGTGAAGCATGGATAACCGCCAACGCTACACCCGCCAGAACATTGTCACAAGCGCGTTTTATCAGCTTCCTAAGTTTCTGTTTGATGCAGAACTTGCCAACTTGTCGAATGACGCGAGGGTGCTATACGCACTCTTGCGCAATCGGCACGAGATTAAGCATCAAAAACGGCTGGTACGATGAGAAGGACGAGGTTTACCTCTACTTCAAGCGCGAGGACATGCAAGCCATCTTGGGGCTTTCTGATAAGCCTGTAACCAAAGCTATGCGGGATTTAATGGCGCATAGCCTGCTGGAAGAACAACGACAGGGGCAAAACCGCCCCAACTGTATTTACCTATTAGCATTGGCAGACACTTTACACGGGATTGGTGAAAGTGCCACAAATGCTGATAACAGGCTGATTCGGAGAAACTCCGATTCAAGACACGGAGAAACTCCGACCTAATCATAACAAAGATATATATAACAATATTATTCATAATCCAGTCATGTCTAGTCAGTCAACACCAACACAGGACGGACAGGACGCGACAGAACCGCATCGTGGGGCGTTCTCCATGCTAAGCAAGGACGAAGCCGACAAGTTGCTGGAAAGCGAATTGCGTGGCTATACCTTGCTTCTCAAGGAGAATGTCGGTTACAACGACCTAGCCCAATCAAGACCGTATGACATGCAACTGGTGGACGAGTTTATAGCCATCATGCTTGATGCAATCATGAGCGTGGGCGCGACCGTCCGCATCGGCGGCGAGGGCAAACCAAGGGCGTTGGTAAAAAGCCAACTTCTCAAACTCACCTACAGCGACGTAGAACACGCCATAGACCAATTCAAGGGGGTTACAGAGCGCATCACCAAGAAGCGGCAGTATATCCTCACCCTGCTTTACAACTGCGCACTAGAAACGGATGCGCACTACACCAATGCAGTAAACTCCGATAAATGGCAATAACCAAGCAGTAGGGGCAACGCCTCCGCTGAGTGGGTTGCTCCTCTTTCTAAAATCGAAGGAGGCGAAGTAATGGATGATGAATATATAACAATTGAGATTCCCGAATGGAAGCGCATAAAAAAGTGTCCTTTTTGCGGAACAAACGCAGCGTTTAAAGGTGTAAAGACATATTTCAAGCCTGGGGTGAAAATCGAATGCCCCAAGTGCCATGTTGGTACAAGCCGCATAATTACAGGCCGCTATATGTTTTACAAGGGGAAGAAAGACGTAACATTCACAATGGAGCAAGCTATCAACGAGGCGGCAGACATTTGGAATAACCGAGTATTGGAAGATGAGGAAGAATACGAAACTATATCAATAAAAGTGAGGGATTCTAATGGCTAAGCGTGGTCAAGGTGAAGGCTCTATTAGCAAGCGGCCCGATGGAACATGGTGGGCGCGGCTTACGATTGGTAAAGATGCCGATGGAAAGCAGAAGCGTAGGGCGTTCTACGGTAAAACCCGCAAGGAAGTGCAGGAGAAGCTAACGGCAGCGGTAAACGATGTAAATAATGACATGTTCATTGACCCGTCAAAAATGACTGTAAACCAATGGCTTGATGTTTGGATGAAAGAATATAAGAAACCAATTCTGCGCCCAACCAGTTATCAAGTTTATGAAATTGTACTGCGCTTACACATACGCCCACATGTTGGTGACGTTAAACTAAAGGACTTGCGCAACGATATGGTGCAAAAGTGCCTTAACGAAATCGCTAATAATGGTGGTAGCGTGTACATGGTAAAATACGCTTACAACGCCTTTAGTCATTCATTAGACCAAGCAGTAAAAAATTCCCTTGTTGTTAAGAATGTTGCGTTGGGGGTTGTGCGTCCAAAAGTAGAAAAGAAAGCATCTAAAGTATTGACTGTTGATGAACAAAAAAATTCATCAATGCTGCCAAAAACCATGAGGGGAGCGAAATATTTTTATTGATGCTTGCAACGGGTATGAGAATTGGCGAAGCAATTGCGCTTACGTGGAATGATGTAAATTGGCACGAAAACACCATAACCATAAATAAAACTGCTTCATTTGCCAAAGACCCTGATATGCAAGACGCAACGCGACAGTGCATAGTCGGCCCACCTAAAACAAAAACAAGTAATCGAAAAATACCACTGCTTCCAATTGCCAAGGATTTATTAGCTACGATTAAATCAATGCAAGAGGATAAAACTTACCATTTGAAAGAAATTAACATTGCTGCGATTAAAAATATCCGCAATGCAAAGGGATTATCACAAAAACAAGTGACAATGGCAGTGGGTATTCCTATTGCAAGATACAGTGCTTATGATAATGGCTTAAAAACACTTAGCAAGGATACTGCGAATAAACTTGCGAGCGTTCTTGGGTGTAACGTTGATAACATCATCACTAAAGATGGAGCATTAATATTTGAATCAGAAGTTGATTTGCGCTATGCAAGCAGTGAAAACCAGATTGTGTTCAAAAATAAAAACGGCAACATGCGCACACAGGCAGATACAGTACATGTTTTCAAGTGTATTCTTCGTGATGCGACCATAAGCGATTTAACAATTCATGGGCTACGTCATACATTTGCTACTCGTGGACTTGAACAAGGCATACCAATAAAAGTTATGCAGGAGTTATTAGGGCACAGTAAAATAAACATGACTGCTGACCTATATACCCATGTTTTGCCCGAAACAAAGCACAATGAAATCGCTAAGCTGTCCAATGCAATGACATTTTGAAAAGTAAAAAAGGTATCCAAGCGTGGGTATCTTTTTTACTTTCCAAAATTAAAACTCAAATATACCTACCCATATACCTAAGAGAAAAAATTCTGTAAAAATGATTGATATTTATGTTGTTATATGAAGAAAACGAGAAATCCATTCTAAGGCTAAAATAAAGGGCTTAGAGCGGTTTTGTGATAAACAGGGGATTTGCTACTACTCACAATTTTGGGCATTTTTTAAATGCTATTTAAATACCGTAAAAACGAAGCCGTGCGCGGCATCTTGTCCGTAGCCTTCGTACGCCCAAAAATAAGTCCACAAAAATAGGAAGTGTATCTATTGTTTTTTGGATTTGCAACAAATCCTTTATTTATAGGCTTTATGCCTTGTTATGTAATGTTTTAGGCTTCAAATTATACTTACTCACTATTTTTAAGTACCGAACGGAGGGTTTTGCGTGAACCAGAGCGATTGGAAGGAACGGGCAGAGGCTCTTTTTTTGTTGAGGGTAAAAAGATTAATGAAGTAAGTGGTTTGCTTGGCATCTCTGTTCGGAGTGTATCAAAACATTTTAATACGCTACCCAATTATAAAGCAGAAGTAGAAAAGCGTAAGCAAGCTAACAAGGCAAAGCGAAAAGAATATTGGCGTTTATGGCAACAACAACGCCGTGCTGACGACCATCTTAAAGCAACCAAGAAAACAATGAAACTGGAACATATAACGGCAGTTAAAATATTGAGCAAGGAGCGTTTTTTCCGTGATTAAAATTAATATTACACAGTCACACACATCAATAGGAAGTCCACCCGTAAAGGAGTAGATGAAATGCCCATCATTATTTATGCAATTCTCGCATTGCTCGGCGGCATAAGTGCCACGTTATGTATAAAATCCTTCATCTACGACAAGTTTGTCGCGTACAAAAAGGAATGCCAAGATGAAATACGGCACAAAGAGCAATTAGCGGTATTAAACGATATTTACAATTTATTAAACGATAGCATTCATTTTTCAAAAGGTGGTTAGCCATGAACGCAAATTGGAAACACCGCGCAGAGGTTCTTTTCTTTGGCGAAGGTAAAACTATTGTTGCCATTAGTGAAGCGGTTGGGGTTTCCGTTCGTAGCATATCCGCATATTTTAACGGCTTACCGCATTATAAAGATGAAGTGGAGCGGCGCAAGGCCGCCAATAAAAACCGTACTGCCTACTACCGTGAAAATAAGCGTAAAATCCGCGGGCTTAATTTTGCCCCCTGTGCCGAATCATTAAAACAGCGGCATATCATGGATGTACGCATACTTTCAAAGGAGCGGTTTTTCCATGAATAAAAATCTTTTTACCGAGTTTAAACAAACCACCACAGGAAAAGCCGCTGATAAATACGAAGCGGCTCGTTCTTATTTTTGGGATTTTTGCAAATTGATGAACCCCAAATTTTATAAGGATGACCGACCCCATTTGAAGGAAATCGCGGACACCTTACAAGCCTTGTACGAAGGCCGCATAAGAAAATTTAACGCAGATGAACCGTGGAAAATATATACACCCGAAGAAATAGATGCATTATTTGGTGATGATGAAGAGTATCTCATATGTAAAAATATGATGCTCAATATCCCGCCACGGCATGGGAAATCCTATACCCTCGCCATGTTTGCCCAGTGGGTGTTTGGTAAGAACCGCGAAAATAGCGTAATAACCGTTTCATATAACGATACATTGGCAACCCGGTTTTCTGCCGCTGTGCGTGATGGCATTGATGCAACCAAAATAGATAAGAACTGGGTAATATTTAATGATGTGTTTCCGTCCACCCACATCAAAGACGGTGACGGTGCAAAACAAATATGGGCATTGGAAGGTTCATATTTCAATTATCTTGGTACAGGCTTCGGCGGTACGATTACGGGCATTGGTTGTAAAATCGGCATCATAGATGACCCCGTGAAAAACGCCGAGGAAGCTTACAACGATAACGCCTTGGAAAAACAATGGCTTTGGTACACGGACACTTTCCTTTCCCGCATCGAAGAGGGCGGCATACAAATAATCAATATGACGCGGTGGTCAACCAAAGACCTGTGCGGACGCTTGCAAGATAGTGAAGATGCCGCTGATTGGTACGAATTAAAAATGAAGGCGTGTTTGGATGAAGCGAATAAAATAATGCTTTGCCCATCACTTATGAGTTTTAAAAGCTATTTAAAAAAGAAGCGCATGGCCTCACCCGACATCCACGAAGCGAACTATCAACAAGAGCCTGTGGACGTACAGGGCAAATTATATACCACCATAAAAACCTACACCGAACTGCCGAAGGATGAACGGGGCAAGCCCCTGTATACCCGTATTTTTAATTATACCGACACCGCAAACACAGGAAAAGATTTTCTGTGTTCTTTTAATGCCGTGGAATTTGACGGCGAAGCATATATCATCAATGCCCTGTACAGCGCAGAACCCATGGAAGTAACCGAACCCGAACTGGCAAAGATGCTGTATGAAGATAGTGTCAATGATGCCATTATCGAAAGTAACAATGGTGGGCGCGGTTTTGGGCGAAACGTGGAACGCATCCTGTGGGAAACCTACCGCACCAAAAGCGTTGTCATCCACCAGTTTTATCAATCGCAAAATAAACAGGCGCGGATTTTATCAAACGCCACCAATGTAATGAAAAATGTGTACTTCCCCGTAAATTGGCACAACCGTTGGCCGGAACTTTATAAAGCCATTATGAAGTACAAGGCAAAGGGTGGAAATAAATTCGATGACGTTCCCGATGCGCTGACGGGCATTGCCGAAAACATTGGCGAAGGCGCGGAACTTGAATTTCTCATGTGAGGTGAAATATGGGCATTATGGACGATATCCGCACACGTTTGGCGGACAACAACATGCAGATGGATTCCGAAACCCTGTTTGAAATGATAGCCGCGCATGATACGGCGGGCATGGCTGAGGGCATTCGTTATTATAATAACGAGAGTGACATCATCAACCGTAAAATGTTTTACTTCGATGCCCAAGGCCGCCAAATCGAAGATGATACCAAGGAAAACCACAAACTGGTTAATAACTGGCACAAATTATTGGTAGACCAAAAGGTTTCATACCTTGTGGGCAAACCCATGGTTTTTGCCGTAGATAATGCCAAAGCAGAAGCCAGCGAGGAATTTTCCAAAAAGATTGACCTTTTATTGGGTGAGGTTTGGGATGATACCGTGGCCGATGTAGCCACCAACGCCAGCAACAAAGGGTTGGAATGGTTGCATATCTACATTGATAAAAACGGCCATTATAAATATGTAATCATCCCCGCTGAAGAAGTAATCCCCGTTTATGACAGCGACCATAAACAAAGCCTTGGAGGAGTCCTTCATTATTATATCGTTAGTGTTGAAGGTAAACCTCGGTACCGTGCCGAATGGTGGACGCGGGAAACGGTGACCGTTTTCATTGAAAATAATTCGGGTGGGTTTGAATTGGACGGGGGTGAGAGTGCCAACCCTGCGCCGCATTTCGCCCAAAAGGGAACCGGGCGTGGTTGGGGTAAGATACCATTTATCGAATTTCCCAACAATTCAATGCGGGCGGGGGATTTATCCGTAACTAAAACCCTCATTGATGAATATGACCGGGGAATTTCCGATTTTGCTAATAATGTTGCGGAAATTCAAGAATTAGTAACGATTCTGCGCGGGTACGAAGGCACGAACCTCGCGGAGTTTCGGCATAATTTACGGCACTTTAAAACCATAAAGGTGCGTCCGGGTAATGATAGCGGCGTTGATAAATTGGAATTTAATATCCCCGTGGAGGCGAAGGCCGCATTACTTGACCGATTGGAAGACAATATTTTCATGTTTGGGCAGGGGGTCAATACAAAATCCGATAACTTCGGCAATTCCCCTTCGGGTATATCCTTGGAATTTTTATACACCTTGCTTGATTTGAAGGCTTCCATGATGGAGCGGAAATTCCGCAGGGCGGTAAAACGGATGATTTGGTTTACCACCCAATACATCAACATGGAATACAACCGAAGTTATGACAGCCAAACCGTTAGCGTCACCTTCCGTAAAAACATGGTGCAAAATGTAAGCGAAATTGTAAAAACCCTCAAGGATTCCCGCGATATGATTTCCGATGAAACCATTGTTGCCTTGCACCCCATGATTGAAACGCCGGGGGATGAATACACAAAATTGATTGCCCAACGCAAGGCACTGGCTGAAAGCGTGATTGATTTATCAAAGGTAAATATCCATGAGTAACCACCGTGATGAACAATTGGGTATGTTTAATGCCTTTGAAAACAGGGTTGCCCAAGCGGAACAAAATATTGTGCGTAATTACGCTGTAACCTTATTGGATTACAAACGGCACATGGGCAACCTATTTGAGCGGTACGAAACCAACGGCGTACTCACCCGTGACACCATGGCACAATATGGACGGCAGGGGCGTATGAACGATGCGCTGCGCGGCATAAATGTTAGCCTTTACAAAGAAAATACCCGCGTCATCGCCAACGCCGTAAACATGGCATATACAAGCGGCTTCACGGGTACCAGTGAAATTGTCACCCGCGCATGGGGGCAAAATGCCCTGCACGGCATCATTCGCCAAGAGGAACTTGACCGTGCTTTAACCAACGATATATCGGGGTTGGCATGGACTGAGCGGATGAACATGCACCGCGACACCGCAGTTTTAAAAATCCGTGAAACCATTAACCAAGGATTGCGCGAAGATGAAAGTTACTCGCAAATGGCACAACGGTTAAATGAATCGTTGGGTCGTGACACGGTAAACGCCATCCGCATTGTACGCACCGAATGCTACCGTGTTTTTGCTGAAGCCCGAAAAGACCGCCTAGACCGCGTGACGGGCATAAACATGGTAAAAACATGGATAACCAGTATAGACGAACGGGTGCGTAAAACCCACGTTGCCATGCACAATGTTAGCGTACCTTATAATAATAATTTTTTATTACCAAGCGGTGCAAGCGGTTTCGGCCCTGCCATGATAGGGGTAGCGGCAGAAGATATTAACTGCCGATGCTTTTTTGTGGTAGACTTAGCAAACGAAACAAGCGGGGGTGACAATATGGATATACCCGATATAACGGGTGATGCAGACGGTGCGGATGGGGAGGTATTTTCCCTAGATGATACGCTGGCCGCCATGCGTGAAGACGCGGCACATTTACCCGAACATATACGGGCGCATTATGAACCGCATTTACATGAAGGCACTTTTGTTATTGATAATGAAATGCGGAGTGCGTTGAATTTTCAAGGCGAAAATGGTACTATATTCATCAATCCAAGCCACCCTGCGTTTGGCGAGTATGACCCCTTAGAATCAATTGCACATGAAATCGGTCACAAAATAGACCGTGAAGTCATACAAAGCCATGCAAACCGCCAATTTATTGACTCATTGAATGATGCACAGGGCTTGTTTAACCAAGACCGAACGCGATTTGAAGGTATGTTGGACGATGATGATGTATATTACAACATGTCTGTTAGTGACTTGTTTAGCGCATTATCAAGGGGTGAATTATCCGGGGCGTTTCACCATGATGCAAATTATTGGAGTGAACCCGGAAAGGTGGAGGCAGAAGTGTTTGCCGATGTGTTCGCGGCTGTAACAAGGAACGCCGCCGCATATAAATTGATAGCAGAGGAATTTCCTTCATTATTAAATTCCGTTCATAACATGCTGGGAGGTTGATTGTATGTTACCCGATTATACGCACAGAGAAGTAGCGAAACTTCTTAAAAATCCCGATGCCAAGGGTATTGTAGAAGAATACCGCAATGAGGTTGGGGCATATCCACCATATATGCACTGGTCAACCAATGATGAAGCTGTATCGCGCATTAAATGGTTGTTAGGGCAAGAGCGACAAAAACGAAAAGACGGTGCAAGTACCCTCGCCCCCGCGTAAACATTAAATGCAAATATTTAATCATAAAGATTGCGTATCCGCGCAGTCTTTTTTGATTGCAAAAAAGGAGGATAGCATGGGTAAAAAAACATCCAAACCCATAAATAACGTAAAAATCGGTCTCAAAAATTATGACATCAAACGGCAAGAAGAAATTGCGGGTGCAAATGCCGAATTGTATGGGAACATTGATTTTGACGGCGAAGTGATTAAAATAGCCAACCGATTTCCCCAACACAATATAAACGAAACATTTATACGTGAAATGTTGCATGGGATTTGTTGCCGTTTTGATTTACGAGATTTAAATAGTGACGAACACAGCATTTCCTTATTATCCACGGGCATTTATGAAGCCATAATCGACAACCCGCACATTTTCACCATGGCAGACATTTAACACGGCAGTATCACAATTAAATATGAAACCAACAAGAAAGGAAGAAACCCATGTTAAAAGAAGAATTGTTAAAACACGGCTTAACCGAGGAACAGGCCGACAACGTGCTGACCCTGCACACAACCGCGTTGGAAGGGTATGTCCCCAAGGCGAAATTGGCCGAATCCGAAATGGAACGGGTACAGCTAACCGACACGGTGAAACAACGGGATGAGCAGCTCAAAGGGTTGCAAAAAATTACGGGCGATTCTGCGGGCTTGCAAGAAAAATTAGACGCGGCCATTACCGAAAACAAAACCCTTGCCGCTAAATCCGCCGCCGACCTTGCCGCATTTAAGCTGGAAAGTGCAGTGGTGTTGACTCTCGCAAAAGACGGGGCAAGAAACCCAAAAGCGGTAATGGATCTGTTGAATATGAGCGAAATCCGCATGGAAGGTGATGCCGTATCAGGACTGGCGGCACAAGTGGAGGTGTTGAAAAAATCGGACGCTTATTTATTCGCCCCCAACCTTGAAGGCCGCGAACCCTACGGCGGGTCGAAATCCAACCCCGATGAGTACAAGGATAATCCTTTTAAAAAGGAAACCTTTAACTTAACCAAGCAAGGGCAGTTATTACGGGACAACCCCGAACTGTATCACAAATTAAAGGCCGCCGCAGGCCAATAAGAAGGGATGATTTGAATGGGTATTACAACATTGCAACATGTAATCCAGCCCGAAATATTTACGCCTTATGTAATTCGACGTACCATGGAACTTTCTGCAGTAGTCCAATCGGGCATCGTGGTGAACAATTCCGAATTTGACATGTTGGCAAGCGGCCCCAACACTCTCGCCAACATGCCGTTTTGGGAAGATTTACAGGGTGAAGAAGAAACTGTAAAACAGGGTGGTTTCTACGACCCCAAAAACATCAACGCCAACAAAGACGTAGCCCGCAAGCAAATGTTCGGTAACATGTGGGGTGCAGATGCATTAACCGCGTTACTTTCCGGGGCAGACCCCATGGCGGCAATTGGTGATTTGGTGTCAACCTACTGGCAACGCATCATACAGGCGCGTTTGCTTGCCGTCTTAGACGGCATTTTTGCCGCAACCACCATGGCAGACAAAGTGCATGATATTTCTGCATTGCTCGGTGATGATGGACTTCTTACGGGCGAATCATTTATTGATGCAGGGCAAAAAATGGGAGATGCTAAAAACTTACTCACAGCGGTGTTGATGCACTCCGCAGTAGAAGCGTATCTTGCCAAACGCAAATTAATTGAATATGTGCAGGAATATGAACAAAGCCCCCGTGTGCCTTATTTCATGGGTAAGCGTGTCGTTGTAGATGATGCCATGTATTACGACACGACAACCAAAACAGGTGCGATGCACATTTTCGGTTCGGGAGCGATTGCAATGGGCAACGGTTCTCATCCGCGCATTTTGGAAACCGAATTGGATAGGGACTCCACTTCCCATGCGGGTGAAGATTATTTGGTTAATCGCCGCATAATTATTTTGCATCCCCGTGGTGTGAAGTTTACGGAAAATTCCGTGGAAGATGAATTTTCCACCCGCGCTGAATTAAAAGATGGCACGAATTGGGAACGCGTCTATGAACCCAAGGCCATCCGCATTGTTAAATTTATTTTCCGCATCGGCTCTGAAAACCTCAGTAATGCCGAATCGCGGGTATAAGAAGGGAGTAACATTATGAGTTTATCGACACACCAACGCATACGGCGTAGGCTTGCCGAAGAAAAAGCAAAGGCCGAGGCCGTTAAAACCGAAGCCGAAAAAGCAGAAACCACTGTCACCGCAGACGATATTGCAAAAATGAAATCGGCTAATTTAAAAAATTATGCCAAAGAAAACGGCATCGACTTTGCGGGGTTGAAAAACGCGGACGAATACCGCGCCAAAATCCTTGAACACATGGCCGCCGCCGAAGATGACGTGCCGAATGATTCGTCTTCCGATGATGAAAATGCCAACGAAAATACGGGCGGCGATGAAAATGGAAACCCTGCCGGTGATGGTAATGTAACCCCCGAAGGTGGTGGCAACGATGCCCCCGAAGGAAACAACGGGAATGAATCTAACTCCGGATGAAATTAAGCAAGGGTACTACGAGGCAATAAAAGCGTTTACGAGTAACTTTCAAGATGTGGAGTTAGAAGACGCGCCTCTGCCCATCCGCATGGCCGTAGATAAAATGCTGACCTGCAGCACCCGCGATTCAACGATTAAAAGCAAAAGCATTTCCGACCTTAGCATCACTTATCACGACATCGAAGGTTTGCCCAATGACATAAAAACGCTGATATATCCTTGGTGCAAAGTGAGGTTCTAACATGTCTTTTAAAGTTGTACGCGACAACAACCGACTGCCCGATTTGGTGGGAATCATTGAAGAATTAAATCGGACGGAAATTCACATTGGCGTATTCGGCAGTGATGATTCCCACTTGCTGATGATAGCCAACGTGAATGAGTTTGGTGCAAATATTCGCCCCCGTAATGCAAAGCGGCTGGCCGTCCCCCTTAACAAACGGGCGCGGGGTAAATCCCCCCGACAATTTAATGACCTTTTTCCCTTGCGTTCCCAAGAAGGTACATTGTTTCTTGTACGCAACAAAGGTGCAAATCAGCTTGAATTTATGTATTGGTTGGCAACCGAGGTGAATATCCCCGAACGGGCATTTATTCGCGGTAGTTTTGATTCCAACAAAGAAGCCTATGCCCAACGCGCAGCGCGTGGATTAAAAAGTGTCCTTAAAGGCGGCATGACGTTGGATAGCTTCTTTATTTTTATGGGTGAATACATGGTGGATGGGGTGCGGCCGTACATGACTACGTTAAGTGACCCGCCAAACAGTTTTGCCACCAAAGGGGCGAAGGGTAGCAGTAACCCACTTATTGACAGCGGACGGTTACGGCAAGCAATCACATACAGGGTGGTGAAAGTGTAATGGAATTTGATTTCCGCGAATTAGTAGGCGAACTGGCCAAACCCATGCAAGTCATTGAAGAAACGGGTGGATTCTATGACCATGATAATGGCGGCGAGTGGAAACCCACTACCCAAGAACGCACGGTCAACGCCGCCGCGTTTAATATTACGCGCCGCGACATTAGCGGGTACGGTTTGAATTACGGCGAAGGCGGCACATACACCACCGAGGATATTAAAATTTATATCCACGAAGCACTGGCGATGGGTGCATCCGCCATATGGAAGGGCAACCCCTACACGGTATCAAGCCAAATTGACCACTCCGACTATGCACATGGCTTGCGTACCTATTTGGCACGAAGGGCGGGGAAAATTCAAAATGCGCCAACAAAAGAATGACATCGTCAAGGGACTCAATGCCCACATGGGCATTCCTGTTGTACCCACCGACACCGCTGGCCGCAAGCCAAACTATCCCTATTTATCGTACAAAATAATCACCCCACAAGAAAACACGAGGCACAGCCTCGTAGATGTACCCATTCCATCAACAAATCCGAATTTCACAGAAGATGTAATGGTGGTACGCAAAGAACAACAGCACTTCACTTTGTCTGTAAATGCCTACAGCATGGACGAAGACGAATCCCGCGATAAAGCCATTGATGCCGCAGACTGGTTTCGGCATGTTGGGTATCACTACTTGGCAGGGAAAAATATTATCCCTATCAATGTAGGTAATATTACTGACCGTACAACGCAAATCGTAGATGATTACGAGCGGCGGTACGGTTTTGATGTGCGTATTCGTGCGGCGCGTAGCGTTGCCAAACGCATAGAAGGGGTGGAAAGTTACACCCTCACAGGCAACGCAACCACTAATTAACCGCAGAAAGGAGCAGATAAAATGATGATTCCCCCTTTTATCGTCAACATTTCCAAGTTGACACGGGCAATCACCCAACGCGGCTTCGGCCTTCCGTTAATTTTGGGAACAACCAAAGACGCGCCGTATACCAAATTTAACAGCATTTCCGAAGTGGCGAGTGAGTTTAATATCGGCACAAAGGAATACCAAATGGCATTGCGTATCTTTGGGCAAAACCCCGCACCCCCGCAAATTGCCATATTTTCAATTTTACCCGAAGATGGGGACGATGTACCCGCATTGTTGCAAGCCGTAATCAATGAAGTGGTGGAGGTAAACAACGACTGGTACTACCTCACATGCACCGAAAACAGCAACGCCGTTGTGCGGGCATTGGCAGGGTGGGCGGAGGCAAAAATAAAAACCTATTGGGTAACCACCCAAGATTTAACCCTCGTCAACACCCTGCAATTTGAAAATACCATTTGCATGTACCACGAAGACCCCGAAGCATTGGTGGCCGAAGGCTTAATCGCAACAGCCGCAACCAACAACCCCGGTAGCCTAACCTTCAAGTTTAAAGGTGTACGCGGTGTAAACGCTTCCGAAATCCGCGCAACCGACCTTGCCGCACTACATGCAAACGGCGGCTTCACCTATATTGAAAATATGGGGGTTTTACAAACCAGTGAAGGCACCGTCACCACAGGCGAGTACATTGACATTGTCATGGCGGGGCATTGGATGAAGGTGCGGATGGAAGAAGAAGCCGCGTTCTTAGCCGTAAACACGAAGAAAATCCCCTATGACGGTCGTGGTATTGCCATGCTTATCTCGGTGGTGCAAAAGGTAATTAAACGTGCGGGAAAAAATGGCATCGTGAAAGTGGACGATGACGGTAACTTTGTGTACAACATCGAAGCCCTGCGGCGTGATGAAGTGTCTGTTAATGACGTAGCCAACCGCGTGTACAATGGGCTCTCATGGACGGTAACCCTTGCTGGTGCCATTCATACGGGTACTGTCAGCGGTATTTTTCAATACTAGGAAGGGAGTGGCATAAATGGAACATGCACCCATTAGAACGTATGACCCCGGAGCGGTTAATCTTGTGGTTGGCGGCCAAGTCATTACAGGCGTTGCCGATGGCACATGGATAACCGTAGAACGCGCCGAAGACAGCTTCACCGAATATATAGGGTCAAAAGGCGAAGTTGCAATGGCTGAATCAAACAATCGGTCGGGTACGGTAACTGTGACCCTTGAAAATACCTCGCCTTCGGTAGCGTATCTTTATCGGCTGGCAAAACGGCGCGGGCGTAATGCTATTATTGATGTATCCGTTGTGGATGCCAACGAAGAAGGCGGTATGCGTTGGGCGGCATCCGAAGGCAGAGTACGCAGACCGCCAAACTACGAGGCAGGTAAAGAAATCACCGAACGCGAATTTCAAATCTTCGTAGCCGACTTGGATTTTGAAATTTAACCCAAATTTAACCCAAATTTAAAACCCTATTTAAAGGGTCTTTTTTTATTTCATTAAAAACTGGAGGAATTAAAAATGGAAAACACATTAAAACAAAAAACCGTAGAAGTTGGCGGCGTGACCTACACGTTGCAAAAAATCCCCTTTAAATTTTACCTTGAAATCAATGACCGCCACACCAACAAAAGCGGTGTGTTGATGCGTACTCCGTATATTGCGGAACTTTTCAAGCATTGCGTTGTTTCGCCCAAAGTCACATTAGACACCTTCGATGATGACATGAGTGCGGGTATGGAGTTGGTGGGCGAGGTGGAGTCATTTCTCGTCACCAAGTCTGAACCAACGACAAATCAAGAAACGAGCAACGGATAATTTTGCTTTTTGGCGGCTGGTATATGACGGCGGCATCCCCCCATCGGAAGTTTTCGCAATGGACGAAGAAACTTTCATGGAAGCGGATGCCGCCTTGGATTTATACCGCGAAAAAGTAAAAAAGGCGATGAAGCCAACGAAAGGCGGCGGTAAGCGTGTCTGACGCAGTAAGAGACCTATTTATGCAGATAGGCTTCGATGGTGCATCCGCCGCTAGAGGGTTGGCAGACCTTGACCGAAAAGCAGATGATACCAAACGAAGTATAGCGGCCATTGGGCAAACCGCAGGGCAGATGGGTGCATCATTTGAAACCCAAATGTCCGGGCTTGATAAAAGTTTCACCCTATGGGAGCGAAATTCCGATTCATTTACCACTTCGATGGAACGTAAACAACGCCGTATTGATTTGGTAACAAACAAAACTGCCCTTCTTGAACGGGAAATTACATCTACCCAAAGTGCCTTGGCTGAAGCTCGGCAACAATTTGGTGAAAATTCCGAAGCGGCGCGGCGGCTTGAAAATCAATTGATGGATTTACAAATCCAACAAGCCGACCTCAACCGTGAAATGAAAAGCCTCACCACCTTTGATTGGAGTGCCCTTGACCGCATTGGCGATAAATTTAAGAATTTAGGCCAAACCATGACGCTGGGTGTTACCTTGCCATTGGCGGGTATCGGCGCGTTGGGTGTACGAAACTTTGTACAGCTTGAAGATGCGTGGGCGGGTGTTGAAAAAGTAACCAGCGGCACATCTGAGGAATTGGAAAATCTGCGTTCCCAAATGCACGAATTGGTTACCACAGGGGGTGTACCCCTCAGCGTAACCGAAATGTACGGCATTGCACAGGCCGCAGGGCGGCTTGGCATTGAAATGGATAATGTCAAAGGCTTTTCTGAAACCGTAGCGATGCTTGGTACCGTAACCAACATGACAGCGGAACAGGCCGCCACCGACCTTGCCCAATTTGCTACGGTTATGCAGATGCCCCAAGAAATGTTCGACCAATTGGGTGCAACCTTGGTGGGGTTGGGCAACAATATGGCCGCCACCGAATCCGACATCATGCGGATGGGGGCGCGGCTTACGGGTGCGGGTAATACAATCGGCCTTGCTGAACATGAGGTATTGGGCTTTGCGGCGGCATTTTCCGCATTGGGCATTAATGCCGAGGCGGGTGGTACTGCCTTCACCAATGTAATGCTAACCATGCAGGATTCCATTTTTAATATGGATGACCGCTTAGACACCTTTGCATCCGTTGCGGGTAAAAGCGTTGACGAATTTGCTTCACTTTTCAAAGATGACGCGGCTTCGGCCATTGTCTATTTCATTGAAGGGTTGGGCGGCCTAACCGAAGCCGGGTATAACACCAACGAGATTTTTTCCGAGTTGGGCTTCAACGGTGTAAACGTAACCGACCTTTTACGGCGCGGTGCGGGTGCGGGTGATACCCTACGCAATGCCCTTGACCTTGCCAGTGTATCATGGGAAGAAAATACCGCCTTGGTAGAAGCGGCTGGAAAACGATACAACACAACTGCTGCGCAAATACAAACCTTTAGAAATCGCCTCACCCTATTAGGAAATCAAGTGGGCGGTGAATTGGTGGGTCGCTTCGGCGGCCTGTTAGATGTTGGCTTCCGCATGATGGATTGGTTAAGTCAATTAAACCCCGAAACCCGAAGCATGATAGTTACCATCGGCTTAGTAGTAGCAGCCATCGGTCCCGCGTTACTAGCTATCGGTCATGCCATCAGAATGATAAATAAAATGCGTGCTACATTAAAAACCCTCAAGGTCGGTATATTGTTAATCAATAAAGCAATGAAGGCCAACCCTATCGGCTTAGTTATTGTGGCTATTGGTGCGTTGATTGCCATTGGCGTTTTGCTTTGGCGAAATTGGGACACGGTGCGAGAAAAAGCACAGGGTTTATGGGAAGGCATGAAAAATATATTCGGCAACATCCGCGATTTTGTAGTGGGTGTGGTTAGCACCATAACCGACTTTTTGTCGGAGCGTTTCCCTGCGGCCTTCGGGCTTATCACGAGTCACCTTGGTATTTTAAAAGATACCTTCATGAGTATATTTGAAGGTGTAAAACAAATATTCCGTGGGTTGATTGATTTTGTGGCAGGGATTTTCACAGGTGACTGGGGCCGTGCGTGGCAGGGTGTCCGTGATGTATTTGAGGGCATCTTCAGCACGTTGGGTTCGATATTAAAAGCACCCATCAACATGATTATTAATTTAATTAATTCCGTCATTAGCGGCATCAACGGAATTAACATCAGTGTACCCAATTGGGTACCTGGCATCGGCGGCAGGGAATTGGGCTTTAATATCCCCCAAATCCCCATGCTGGCGAAAGGAACGGACTCCCATGTGGGCGGCCCCGCTATTGTTGGCGAAAAGGGGCCGGAGTTGGTTATGTTGCCGAAAGGTACATCCGTAACCCCTGCCGATGAAACGAAAAAAATACTCAATGGCTTAGGCATGTTAAAACCCGCGCCTACGCCGGATATAGGCGGCATCAAAAGTACATTAAAGGGTATGCACAACGTAAAGGGCAGTTCATTGACGAAGCCCCAACCTTATAAACCTGGTGTACTGGAAAAAGCCTTTAAAACCATCGGCCACCGCAACCGTGAATCCAAACCCGACAGCTACGATTTCCGCAAATCTAATGATACATCCGGCGGAACGGCAAGCAAAATTCCCCCGTCCATCGAAAACAAAGTGGAGGTTATCATCCAAAACTTAACCCTTGGCGGTGACGGCGGCGAAATTTTAACCACCAAGAAAGACGAATTACAAAAAATGTTCAAAGAAATATTCCAAGATGCATGGGAAGAAGCATGGTATGCGCTGTGCTTGAAATACCCCAATGTGACCGTGGCATAACAAACGGAGGTGACTTTATGGCAATTCGGCCCGTGGCGGTATTGGGCGGCGTTCTGCTTGACGCAGTGGAAGCGGATAAACCCACACACCAATTTGACGTAACCGACAAGGCCGTGGAAAGCGGCGCAAGCATAGCCGACCATATGCAAGCCCGTCCCGCCGAATTGTCAATCTCGGGCGTGGTGGTAGGCGGGGATGCATCTTCCCGCCTATCCCGCATCCGTCAAATGCAAAGAAACCGCCAGCTTGTACCCTATGTAAACCGCGTGATTTTTACGCAAATGGCCATCGTGAACATAAGCACCGAACACGATGCCACCGTGGGTAACGGTTTTAAGTTTAATATCCAATTACGACAAGTGCGAACGGCCACCGCAGGGACTGTAAGCGTGGCCGCACCCGCACCTGTGGCATCCAAGGCCGCACCACCGCAAAACGCGGGTACACAACAAGTGCGACAAACCAACAAACAAGCCAATAACAAAGAAGCTGACCGCCGCATTGCTTCAGCTGTTAGCAGTGGGGGCGGCGGCGGTCTTGCGGGTGGTGAAATGGCAATGCTTATGGCCATGTAGGAGGCATATATGTCGGATTACAGCTATATCCCTATTCAAAAGGAATTAATCCCCTACCAATTTGACATAACCCTCGAAGGCCGTACCTTTACCTTTTTTATGCGGTACAACGCCAAGCATGATTTTTTCACCATAGATTTATTCCGTGGTGATGAATTAATTGTGGCAGGGGAAAAAATTGTATATGGACGGCTTTTATTTCTTAATCAACGGCATCTTGATGTGCCGCGAATAAACATCATCCCCTACGACCTAGCATTAAATGAAAACCGTGTAACATGGGATAACCTTAATGATACCGTGTTTTTATGGATTCCGAACGGGGGCATGGAGGATGTCTAACTTTTGGATTCGGCAAGCCAATATTATTGCCGGGGGGCTTCGGTTTAACAGTGATGATTTGGATATTTCGTTTGACGTAACCTTTGACAATGACGAAGAACCCGACATCGCCTCGGCCTCTATTTACAACCTATCCGATAATAGCATCAACGCCATTAAAAAAAGCAAGCATGTAATTATTAACGCCGGGTACCGTGGGGACATCGGCACGATATTTGCGGGGTCATTACAAAATGTAAACACCCGCTGGCACGGCGTTGATAAAGTAACATCATTTACCGTGGGTGACGGCGCGAACGAATGGCTGACCACCCATGTAAGCGAAACCTACGCCGAAGGCATACGCGCCTCAGCCATATTGGAAGATTTGACGGATAAATTCGGGCTTGAACTTGGCAAATTGGAATTGGTGAATGATTTGACCTACCCCAAGGGGCGTTGCATCGATGCAATGCTCAAGGATGCCATTATCCAAATTGTGCGAGAGTGTAACACCACCTTTAAAATTTCCAAAGGCCGCATCTTCATCATGCCCGAAGAAGAAGGCTATCAAACGGGGTTTGTTTTAAATGACCGCACAGGGCTGATTGGAAGCCCGGAAGTATTTGAGCGTGAAGACAACGGCGAAACAAAAGAAGGGTACAAGGTGAAAATGCTGTTAAACCACCGCATCACGGTTGACAGCATCCTTAGCATCGAAAGCCGCACGGCCAACGGTATGTTTAAAGTATTAACTGGCCGCCATCGAAGCGGCGGTGAATTTGTAACCGAAGTGGAGAGAAGCAAAAAGCGAAAAACAAAACATGTTCGATGCAAGGCGCAATGCAAAAATCTAATAAATACGGCACAAAGGAATAAATGTTCGAAAATTAATAAATATAAAACTGCCGTAGTCAACTTTAGTCATTTAGTCAAATTTAGTCTAATAAAAAAGAGTTCAATTTACTTGCAGCAACCAACTTATTTTTACTGTCAAGGTGCGTATAAATATCCATGGTCATGCTAATGCTACTATGACCAAGGATATTCTGTGCCGATTTAATATCGACCCCAGCATTATAAAGTATGGTAGCAAAGTTGTGACGAAAAATATGCGCCGTGATATCATTAGAACCCATGGCATTAACAAATTTTGAAAACATTCGCCTATACGCCGTATGCGTAAACGTATCACCGTTAAGTGTAGCAAAAAGTAATTCAGTGTCTAACTGCGAAACATA